CTTCCTCCCTGTAGGTTTGTGATACCATTAATAGTTGTATCATCATTGATTGTAGTGATACCTACAAGTAGTGTATCTCCCTTTACAGTCAGTTTTGATGTTGGCAGAGTTGTTCCAATACCAACATTTCCACTTACTCTATAAATATCCGATGTTATATCATTTATTCCCCAACGGGAAGCAACATAGATATCTCCATTCTGATATAGTGTACCAGTAAAGTTAATATTTCCTATTACGTCAATATTAAATGCGGGTTGTGTTGATCCAATTCCCAGATTATTTGATACTGGATTGTATATCAATCCTGCAGAATCAACATGAACATATCCAGTATCATCTGCTGTTGGTGTAAATAATAGATAATAATTAATGTCCGAAGATAAATCATTATCAATATAAATTGACTGAGCAGCACCAACTGTGACTGCGTCTGGAGCTCCCCATACTGGTGGATTGGATCCCTGAGAGAGGAGTACCTGTCCAGTAATACCTCTTCCATTACTTACATATAATAAATCACTAACTTTTACATCACCCTCAACATGAAGTTTATGACCAGGAGTAGTGCCAATACCAACTGAGTTCACAAAAGAATCTACAATAAAGGTATCAGTATCTACAACTAAACTAGAACCAATGGATACATTTCCACTATTGGTTAATGTTGTTGTATTTAAAGTCGGAATGGTTGATGCTACCGAAACATTAAGTATTGGTGTTGTTATATTTTGTATTGTTGCTGCTATTGATACATTAGCAGTAGATACGTTCAATCTATTGGATGTTATTATTCCAGAAACATTTGCATTTGATGCAGTTAAAAATCCAACAGTTGCAATTCCTGATGTACTAGAATTAGTTGAATTTATATTGATGCTAGTTGTTGTTCCTGAAACATAAACATTTGCAGCTGTCACAAATCCAACAGTTGCTGCAGCAGAAACTACGACAGTCTCTGCAAAAAATCTATTAACTGTGGTAAGTCCAACCACACTTAAACTAGAAAGAGTTGATACTCCTGTGACATTTAATACATTTAATGTTGAAATTCCAGATACACTCAAATCTGTGAATATATTTGGTGCATTTGCGATTGCAGACTCAATAGTTGCTGTAGTTACAGAATCTAAAGAAGAAATATTTTTTAATTGTCTAGAATTACTTATAATTTCTGCATTATCAATATACAGTGAATTTGTTGTTGATATTCCAGAAACATTTAAATTGGTACTATTTACTGAAGATGTGGATAAAATAGTTGTTGTTGTAATTCCAGAAATCTTTACATTTCCATTTACATCCAATTTAGATGATGGGAGTGTTGATCCTATGCCAACTCTAGAACTTGTTGGATCAAATACAAACTGATTTGCTCCCTCAATAAACCCACTGGCACCATGATATTGAATGGAATATGTATTGCCATATCCAACCGGTGCAACTCTGATAGTTGCAATACCAGTTTGATCTTCTGGATTTATTCCAACAGAATCTACAGAAACACCATCTCCAACAAAATTAAGAACAGTAAAACTATTTGCTAATCCAACAATAATTCCCTCATCTCTGATTGTAAAAGCACCAGGAATAACACCAAGTCCTAGTCCAGATAGTGCTGATGGAGGAACCCAAAATCTATCAGACTTATCTGTTTGAGCAAAAGATGCAAGAATATATGCTCCTCCTGCTGGGTATGGTTTTGCCCCAATGGAAGATGGACCAACTAAAGGATTTCCTAAATCTGGTTCTGCTTGATCTAAAGATAGGAAATCATATCGGGTAGAAGATATACCCGAACCATACTTTTTCTTTACTCTATTACTTAAAAAATCAGCCATTTTTATTATTGATTAAATGTTTCAAGAATACTGGTTAAGAATTTTAAATTTGTGGAAGTGCTTCCACTAACAGAAATAGTGTCTCCTGTTTCCAAAACCAATTTACCAGATAGTAAATTTGCTGTATCATTTGAGGGAATTAAAAAATCTTTTAAAACCTCAGTCGATACTGTACCAACACCAGAAATTGTTCTATTGTGGTAAAAACTTATGGTTTCATTAGTGGCTCCAATATTAGCACACTGTGCTAATAATATAACACCAACAAATCCAACTGGTGCTTCATATATTACATCGGTACTTAAACCAACAACTTTAGTAACAGTTCTAAAATTATTAACTGCTGCTGCTGCAACTGCCATTTTTTAATTTCCTCCTTAATCTGCTAATGCAAGAATGAATGGTGTCATTGTTGTGAACAATGCCTTTGTGAAATCTCTACCAGTAAGAGAACCTGTTGCTTGGTTAATAGCTACTCCATCTCCAATTCTAAAATTACCTGCTTGATCGGTGCTTGTATAAATGACATCACCACCATTTAGTTTAACAACTTCATTTTCTGTAATTGTTACTCCACCAAGTGCAGGCTTTGCCTTAAGTATATCATTACCAGAACCAACATATTCAAATGAATGAGATGATGCAAGTTGAAGACTAATTCTGGAAAAATATGCTGTAGTTCCAGCACTTACTGTATTATTTAGATTTTGAGCAAGAGATATTGTTGAGATGCCAGATGAAGGAAGAGTTGCCTCAGCTACTCTATAATAAATTGGGAATAGTTCTGATACTACAGCTGTTGCTGTAGTTCCTGCTCCGATTGGTGGTTCAATAGTAACATTTGGGGCAGTAGCATACTGTGATCCAGCAGTTAGAACAGTTATTGAAGTGACAGAACCATTTTCCACAGTTGGGATGGCCTGAGCAGTAATTCCATTAGGACCAGTTGGAGCATCAATTGTCACTCTAGGGACAGATGTATATCCAGATCCACCATCAACTACAGAAATGGTCTGTATTGAATTATAAAGTTCACCGAAATAAACTACTTGTCCATCATATGGTCTATAAGATCCAACTCCACTAACTTCTACAGTTGCTTGTCCAAATTCTGCATCTGTCGTTGCAATTCCAGTTAAAGTGTATATTGATCCAGTGGTATTATCACCAACTCCTTCTGAAACTAATCCATAATTACCAAAGGATGAGTTTGAGTTTGTAATATCACACTGACCACCAGATGCTGTGTAAATCGCAATATCATCGCAAATAGTAAAGATTGAAACTAACTGTGCATATGCACCATTAGTTACTGAAACTCCGATACCACCTTGATTGTACTGAGTATATGAGTCAACTGACATAGAACCAGTCACCCCAACATCATCTTGGTCTCCAGGTTCTGCGGTAAATCCATCAACTTTCATTCCAATACTCTTTGGAACAAAGTTTGTGCAGTTTCTTATATATGGTCCCTGCAGAATTGGACCAACACCTGGAGAGAATGATGGATCATTTGGAATTGTACTTCCTGCACCAGCATTTCCTGGATATGTTGTATTAATTCCAACACCAAGAACATTCAATCCCTGGTCAATAATTGTTGTAACTACTCCAACACAAGAATGGATTGCAGAAACAACGTTTGCACACGAATGAACAGAGTCATTAAAACCAGTTAGAGGATCTGCTGCTATTCCAAGATCCTTTACTTGTGTAAATTCAGTTTGATAGTTTGTTTTCTTCTGAATAGTTCCTCCAGAAGTATAGGTATGAGGTAGAGTCGAAATCCCAGTTATTACTTCAAACGTATTTGAATTTAATACTTGCTTTACTGTAAATGTATAACCAGCACTTCCTGTTGGATAATACAATTCACCTGGTCCAGATGGGCAGGTAAACCCAAGACCAGTTAAAGTGACTGCATCACCTTTTTCTAAAGTGTGATTGGAAGCAGTAATTGTGGTCAATCCAGTTGCATTATCATATAACGCATTTGAGACGGTAATTGCAGTTCCTACTGGTTTTCCACCCCAAGTTGAATTATTCACAATAGATCTTGCTATTTCACCTGCATATCTTATGGCATCAATTGTTTCTGTCTTTACTCCAACAATATGCTGTAATGCACCACCTTCAGTATAATATGATTTTCCTGCCCCTACACACTTTGAGTTTCCACCTCTTGTTATGTCATGGCAGATTGATTTAAATATAAGTTTTAAGTCCTCAGAACATCTTGTCTGAGTTCCAATTCCCATCGAAAAACTTCCGCCATTATACTCAGTGCTAGTTAGATATCCAACAGTTTCTTTAGCAATATAATCTAAATTCATTCTAATTAATTTAGCAGCATCAAAAAATCTATCCTCTGCTACTCCACTTAATGGTTGGAATGCGATAATCGCAGCACCATTAGTGGATTCTGGTCCAACAAAACTTAAGTCCGTAATATGAACAGCATTATTTACATGGAATAGATCCTCTCCAGAGTTTAGAGGTCTAACCTGACAATTTCTAAGTTCAGTTCCCTCAACAGCAACATTTCTTCCTAAAACTATAGGATTATTTTCTGCGTAATATCCAGGATAAACTTTAATGGTATCACCTGGTTCTGCTATTTCTGCTGCTGCCTTAATGGTTAATTTTGAATCGTTTTCTGTCAATCCACTATTAGAATCATCACCACTTTGAGTTACAAATATTGTTTTTCCTATTGGTTTATACGCATCAATTATGACGGATCCCTTTCCATTTGATGGGAAGATTGTTATGCCAATTCCAGCAATAACTGATGTGACTATACCACTTAAAGCAGCCCCAGATCCTAAGAATGTTGCTGCATTTATTGTTTGGAAAGTTGCTCCACCAGATACATTTACATCAGATAATGATGCAATTCCAGTGACATTTATATTTTGGAAAGTGCTCAGTCCAGTTACATTGATATCGGATAAAGCATCTAATCCAAGTTCATTTCTAAACGTTTCTTTTGTAGATGAATCTATCCCTGAGATATTTTTTAGTTCTCTATCTGAACTTAATACTTGTGTTGATCCAATACTTAAATTATTTGCAGTTAATATTCCAGTAATCGAAGTATTCGTCGCATCAATATTACTTACTAATACTCTAGAAAGGGTAGATATTCCACTTACTTGTAAATTTGTTAAATTTGATTGATTAGATACATTAAGATTTTCAAATGTACTTAAACCAACAACTGTTAAATCATTAAGAATATCTAATCCTAGAGATACCTCTATTGTATTTCTAGTTGTTGCATCAATAGTGGAAACACCAGATAAAGAAGATGCATTTAATGAATTTACAACTATATTAGTCGCAGTAGTAGTTCCAGTTAATTTAGTATTACCGACAACTTCTAATCTACTAGTTGGAACTGTGGTTCCAATTCCAAGATAATTTAACCCTGGATTGTATACTAATTTTTCTGCATCAACAAATACGCTAGTATCTGTATTAATTCTATCTACAAAAGTTAAAAAATTAACTTTATTAACTACATTATTAGATACCCCCAAAGACTGAGCAGCACCAACAGCTGCAAATGCCGTTCCGGTAATATCAATATTATAAACACCAGTCAATCTCCCTTGAGGAATAATTCCGTCTATAATATTTCCCGCATCAGCCAGTGAATTTGCAGTAGATGCCGTTCCAGTAATGTCAATATCATATTCACCGTTCAATCTTTCTTTCGGAACAGTTCCAGAAAGTATATTATTTGCATTTGATAATATATTAGCAGTAGTGACCCCAATATTATAAAAACCAGTTAATCTATTGGGATTTATTGTACCACTTAATATATTTGCTCCACTAGATAAAAATGTCGAAGTTGTTGCGGATCCAACTAAATTTCCAATAAATTGTGATGCAGTAATAGTTGAAGCACCAACAATTCCATTATTTTGTAAATTTAAATTGTCATATGCCGATAACTCCTCTATTTGTTTAGTCTGTGAGTTGGCTACTAATGGAAATCTGTCCGCCATTACGTATAGGGATGCTTTTTAATTCTTATAATATATAGTTAACATTTTATTCCTTATTATTTTTCATATCTGGAATAATCAGTATTCTTTAATGATTTTAATGTTGTTCTTATTTCATCTATTCTTTTTCTTGCCGTAGATGCACCTTGAAGCAGAGACCATGCATACATTTGCTTCTCATTTCTTTCTTTTCTCAATCCGGCAGAAGCAGTCACTGCACTGGTTGCAATTGAAGACGAATCCCCACTTTCTGCACTTGCTAAACCTGATTCTGCAGATGATATGGCAGAATTATACGATCCAGCACCAGGAGTTCCTGGGGGCGGAGATGAACTATATGCTGGACTTACTGAAGTTGGACTACTTGAATCTATTTTTATAGTAGTACCCAAAGATGCATAAGAACCACCAACCCCAAAAAATCCACCAATCATTGGATATTGAGTTGTTCCTGTATTCCAAGTTACTGATCCTGCTCCAATATCTGGTTCTGGTTTCTTTTTCCCCTGCCTATCATACGAGTACTTATCATATTTTTCAGGACCCTGCTTTGTGCCTCCAGTGCTATATTCAATTTTAGAACCAAGACCAAGATTACCCGAGTTTATCATTCCAATTTCTACTCTATTAGTCGGATCCTTCTCATCATCAAAGTCCGCATCAATATCTTCATCAAATCTATAAACACTAAATGATTCAAAATCAGTAGAACCTAAAGAAACTGTACTTAGATAATATGCCTGACATGTAGTTAATATTCCTATAGAAAAAGTTCCTTCTTCTAGTCCATTAATTGCAACTTTATCCAATATGAATGTATTTGAAGTAAATGGAGTTGTAGTTAAAATTCCACTGGCATCAAAATATTCTAATTGTATTGTTGCTGTACCAAAACCTGTAATTTTTGGTGGTCTTGGAGACTCATCAAAAACAGAAGCAAATCCTGTTATTTTTGGTCCTATAATATATTGACCAACTTCAATCATGGAAAAATCACCAGCTCCAAAATGGACAAACTGATTTGATCCAGTGGAAATTCCTCCAATAACAGATGTTATTATTCCAACAATGTCAGTTGTTCCGAATCCAGTTATTGTTGGTAAGTTTGTGCTACTAAAAAATATCGGTTCTTCCAAATCATCAACTACAGTATCTCCAAGTTTAACCGTCAACTCCTCTGTTCCCAAATCATCGTCATTGAAAGCAGCAAGATTACTTTCTACAGCAGTTCCTGGAAGAACTGCCATTATACTACTGCCTGCAGAAATATTTCCATTAAAATCAGCAATAAAATTGGATCCATAGTCTCTATCTGATGGATTGCTATAGTACTTTAGACCATATAAATTTTTTGTTACTTGAGTCGCAAGATTTTCGACAACTTCATAAGTTTTGATATTTGAAGTCTGTGTTCCAAAACCTAAAGTGACATCAGATTGTAATTCCCAAACTAAATTTGTACGCACTCCAGAAGCAATTCTGGCATCATATGCAGATTTTACATTATAGACTTCATTATTCAGTACATTAACAGCACCAAGAGCTTCTTTATCTATTTCTTTAATTAATACATCATACTTATCAAGTTGTAAATCGATTAAAGATAATTCATCTAATATTGCTTCTCTTTCTTTTATTTTTCTATCTAATTCTTCTTCTAACTCTTTAATTACTTCCTGAGATGCACTGGTCTTTGCCATATATAAACAATAATCTAATTTTTAGTTATTTATTATGAAGGTAGCACTTATTTTGACTGGATATATGAGGAAATGGAAAACCACATACACAAAATATAAAAAATTTATTATTGATAAGTATAATCCAGATATCTTTATTTCATCATACACTTATTCACAAGATACTTTAAATGATGAATTTGAGCAAGTGGATACAAACGAGGTCTTAGAATATTACAAGCCTAAAGAATACCTATTTCGAGATACAGAAACATGTCCTAATAATTTTGTATACAAGGAAAAGAATTATGGGATATTGGGTCAAACGTGGATAGAAAGACAAAGAAGGGGATGGTATACAAATAAATTATCGTTAAATTTATTTGATCCAAAACAATATGAAGTAATAATCAAAGCAAGACCTGAAAATCCTGTTAAAAATTTATTATTAACAAATAAAAATTTAGTTATTCCTGCTTGGAAAGTACATCCTGGTCCATGCGATCCAAAAAAATCTTTGTTTGATAGATTTGCATATGGAAATGCTGAATATATGGAAAAATATTTAAGTTTATATGACTATATGCAAAAAATGTATGATGATAGTATTGATATATCTTTGGGTGAAACTTTAATGTATGATTACGTAAAAAATTATATAGGATTGAATAATTTACATTTAGATAAAGATGTTGATTGGTATATACCTACTAGCGAACCAAAATGGGCATCAGAACAAAGGACTTTTTATGAGAAAATAGAACCAAAATTAGTACTTTAAATTTTTTCCCATTGGTTTGGGTGAGTTGAACCCTGGTGATAGTAATGATACTTCTCCTTTAAAGTTATCGTAATATCACCAACAACTACAACCCTTTCTCCATTCCTCTCTCGTTCTTTTTGGGTAAAATGATAAGTTTCGCTTGGCATTATAATAATACTTCCTTCTACTGGAGTAATTCTATAGAAATCGCAATTGTATCTATTAAATCCCAAAATTAAATTGTGTTTTTCTGCAGTTTCAAACAACCCACCTACACATTGGTTTTTATTTACTTTCTGCTGTACTACAAACTTATCTGAAGTTTCATCTGTTTTTATATAATAAACAAAACTTAAGTTTGCTTCATTGTGATAATGTGGTTGGATTGATGGAGTTTCATCTGTAAAATGGCATCCGACCCAAGATTTTATAACATGATAATCTAATTTTTCATAATCAACATTTAGATGTTGAAAATATCTATCTATATTTTTTTTGATATCTTGAAATAATGGAGTATACTTTTTATTTTTATGTAAAAATATTCTACCTGAACATTCAGGACTTTCATTCTGATATCCATTAAACCAATATGATTTTAAATCTTCTAAGTATTTTTCTTTGTGCTCTTGATGATTCTCTATTGATCCCTGATATATTACTAAAGGAAATACTTCATGAACTTTATCCATCAAAACCCATTTATGTTATATTCTTCATTATCTCCTGGATAATCATTTGGAGTCAAGCCTCTATACTCTGATATATTTTTGTCAGTATCTTTTCTCTCCGCAAATACTGTATAGTAGCATTTTATTTTCTTTCCTGAAACTGATTTTATTTTTATTTTCTCCCCATCTATTAACTCATCGACATACAATTCTTGACTATATCCAAATGGAGTTAAAGATATACCTATACTTTCAGTATAAACAAAATTCTTCCAATAATCTGGAAGAATTATTTCATTTTCATTAACAAGTTTTCCGCGAATGTAGACTTCTGCAGATGGACCTTCTAAACAAATATATCTTAATCTATGATTTTCTTTTGTTGGGTGAGGAATATCGAAAGATTTTTTTGATACTGCAATAGCATGAGTTTTTGCCAAACTAGTAAATGAATTAAAAACTTCAGATGCTCTCACAACACCAGTCACTTTTACTATTCCATTTACTGTTAATTTACCATTTATTATTTCTTTCCCACTTATTGTCGATTTTCCGTTTACTTTGAATGATCCAATTACACTACCAAATCCACTAGTTTTATGAGAACCAAAAACTTTACCAATTCCTTCTATTATTTCAGTACCAAAGATATTATTAACTCCATAAAAATTGGAAACCCCAGTAACTTCAAGTGATGCTGGTGCTGCTACACCAGGAAATGGAGGTCCAATCATACATGCAGCACGAGCAATTCCAACCTGTGGAGTTGCACCAATAAATACAGGACCATTTAAGACTGCAGTTCCTGGAAGAATTCTACTAGATGCAGTTAAGAATGAGGTATCAACTGCACCTACTATCAGCTTATCCCCAATATTTGCAATAGATGCTGTTGCTGCCATGTTATGCGAAGTATGATAAGAATTTCTTTAAATTACCCAAAGCATTTAATAATGCACCAACCAAAGATCCTTGAGTTAAATCTGTTAATGAAGAGCTTGATTGCTGTACACCTGCGGTAATATCAGCATAATTTCCCATGACATTAGCTCCACTTACTGCAGTTATATCAACATTAGTACCTTTGACTCTAGAAGTTGGTGCATCTGCTTCTAGAATTTTTCCTGCTTGCATGGTAATTTCACCATCACCATCTTCTGCCATTATTCTAATATTTTTTGCCTTTAGCGTGATTTGTCCATTTGGAGCTTCGAATACGATATCTCCATTTTCAGCTTTAATTATTTTTGCTACTTCTTTAGCATTTAAATTTTTTCCAACTTTTTCTGTGGATGAACCAGAAACGATGTCCCCTTTATTGCCACTTTCAAAATAGGTAAAACCATTTCCTGCATCTGTTATGACAGAATACTGGCATTTATCACCAGAAATTTCTATACCAGATTGGACTCTAAATCCATATCCTTGTTGCCACCATTCCTTTTCTTGTTCTTCAGACATAGTATAACCTTTTTTATATTTATTTTAAAAAATCAAACACAATCAACAACATTAATTACTCCAAATTCATTGATAGTTGTGACCAATGTACTTGGTGGAGTATATTCTATCACGGGATAGAGTTCTGCACCTTGCCCTGTATTTGTTATTATCGATAATGTTGGTAAAGTATCAAAGATTGTACTGCAACTGATACTAGTGACACCGACTATAGATCCTTGTTTTGACAAGATAAGTCCAAATTCACAATTACCAACCCTAATTTTATCACCGTCAGTATATCCATATCCAGGTCTTTCTGGAATGATGCTTGTAATTATGCCAACAATTCCTGTTCCTATTCCACCAATACCTCCAGGAGGTATTCCGATACCATCTCCAGAAGTACCAATACCACCAATTCCCGGAGGAGTGATAATAGTTGTTGCTCCAGTCCCTGCCGTTCCTCCAGATTCTGGAAGAATATAAGTTCCAGGTGGAGATTCATTTGGATTGTTTGGTTCTGGACTTAATATTGGAGATAGTTCATTATTAACTAATACTGTTGTCCTAGCAACCTTATTTCCCTCAGCATCATATAAGCTAAAATATTGAGTCTCTACATTTTCATTTATACTATCTTGTTTAAATTTGAACGAAATTGAGGCAGTATTTGAATTTATAATTAAATTACCCGAAAGAGAAGAAACATTTTCCATGTCCTCTAATTTTATATCACCAGACAAATCATATTCCAATTTAGTTCCATTTGGAACATTTGTCGTTGTAACTGTATATCTTACTGTTTCTCCCTCAAAGAAAGAATATTTATTTGCGGTGACTAGATAAGTTGGATTTTCATTGAACTTTGTATAATCACCCTTACAGTACCCACTTCCAGAATTGGTAAGGTATATTGCAGATACTCTACCATTTTTTATTTTTGCTTTTGCCTTTGCACCTTTTCCGTGGTTTGTGTTATCAATAATATTGATTGATGGTGGTTTTGTATAACCCTTTCCACCTTTAACCACTTTTATTGACAATATTGATCCATCATCAGCAACAATTGCTGTTGCTTGTGCTTGAACTCCGTTTCCAAAAATTTCAACTTTTGGTGGAATGCAATATGGAGTCTTTGTTGATGGTGGATTTGAAATCTGATCATCTTGATCTTTTGGATTCTTAGCAGTATTTGTGCAATCAGAAAATGCAGAAGAACCACTATAACCAAAAACAGATAACTCTCCTAAATTCGAATTTATATCAATATCATTAAGATTGCCTAAGACTTTATTCCATCTATCTCCTGGTGCAGTTTTGGATCCCTTACATGGTGTCCATTCAGTAGTAGTTTCACATTTTAATTGATCACATCCAAGGAAATTTAAAATTTGTTGTGCAATTGAAGAAACTGAACTTAAAATGCTTGATACTGTTCCCAATCCACCAACTAACCAACTAACACCAGATAAAATAGGTGAAAGTAAATCATCAAGTAAATCCATAATTTTTGCAAGGATGGCAGCAACTGCCTGCTGTACTGCACATAATGGGGCATTTGTAATATTTCCTACCATTCCTTCTAGGAAATCACATAACCAAGGACCCAATGCTGCCAATATCTTTTCAAAAACGCAAAATATAATATCCATTATATTTTTTGTTGCTGAAGCAATTGGTGGTTGTTGAGGTAGTGGTACTATAAGACCAATAAGTTGCCCAAACAATTTACCAATTAAACCCAATATGCCATTACGCATATTGTTTATTATAAATTTAATAATTCCTAGTATTCTTCCAGCAAATTCACAAATTCTGGTAGGTAAATCTACAAATGTATTTAAAATCTGATCGATATATGCTAATCCAGTATCAAGATATGACAACCCAGTTGAAATTAATCCATTAACAAAATTTAAAAATTCTTCTATTACCGATTGTATTTTTGAGATTAAATTGTCAGTACATCCATTTTCACGAACTACTTTAACACTACAGTATTCCGTCTCCCACTGTTGTGTCGCTAGGTCATTTCTAATTAGTTGATCTTCCCCCGACTTATTCTCTTCTCTTGTAAATTCTACAGGATCACCAACTAAACTTTTATCGGAAATATCGACAGGAGTAGAATTTGTTTTTGGTTCTCCTTGAACCGCATCATTTTGTCTTCTTATTTGTGTTGCACCTTGGGATAATTTACCCTGCAATCCAGTGAATGGTCTAAACTGAGAACTTTTTTCTTGCTGCAAAAATGATTCATCGACAAGATTTTGAACACTTTCATTTCTGTGAAGACATCCCACAACAACTGGTTGCTGGGCATCATCACCATCAATAAAAAATCCAAAAACTGTTTCTCCGCCAGTTAGTCGCATTGTTTGTCCAACACTACCTTGTGCGGATCCAGTTTCTGCTCCTACAGATACATGTGCCCAAGGTAATTCATCATCAGGAAGTACACCTCCATCAAAAGTATGATAACCAATAATTCTTACTTTACATCTATATGCCCAACTAGGAGAACCTGCGCCCTTTTTATTCTCTCCTGCATCTGGTTTAGATTTTTCATTTCTCCAAACGGATGCAGGAGCAACTTGACCGATCCACCAAACAAATCCGTCTTTTCCTATAAAATTAGATTTTAATAAAGATTCTTCAATCATCGAAAATTCTACATTCAGGTGCGTCTGGGTTTAAATCACAAAACAACTCAAAATGAGTTGGACAATCAATAGCATCAGGATTATGCTGCTGATATTCTAATAATTCAGAAAGATAATTTTCCAAATATCTTTTTCTTTGTTTATTTATTGCAGGACTCTCAAGTTCCTCGCATATATCATTGATTATTGTTTGTAGTTCCATTTTAATTAACCATTATTGGACCCATATAACCCATAACTATCACGGATCAATTTTAGGCTAGTAATCATTTGGTTTCCTTCGAAATGATGTCTCAATTCTTTTATTAGATAATTGCCACTTTGTTCTGGATCAGCTTCCTTTTCTTTTGTTCTACTAACTTTAGGAAATTCTGCGTAGATTACATCACCAACTTTTAAATTAACGTTGCATGGTACTATCATATTTAGTGCTTGTGTGAACAAAATATTATATCTAGAATAAGATTTTGCCATATCCGTAATATCTCTTCCGGAATCTATAGTCACTTCTTCTTCAGATAAAACCCCTCTATCGGAAACTCTAAACATAATTCTAGAAATAGAATCTCCAAATTCTTTTGACACTGCTATTTTACTTTCTCCCCCTAACTTATTTTTGATTTGATCCTTTAGTTTATATACATACTGACTTAATGTATTTGTATATAAGTCATAAAAATAAGTTTTATTCACATACATTCCAACTCTTAATGATTTCATTAAATCTATATTTTTTTCAAAAGTATAGTTTAAAATTTTATAATCATTAATATCCTTATTTGCCTCATTAATCTGAGAATAATAATATTTTGTGATTGATTTATCATCTGCTGAAGATGATCCAGACTGAGTTTTTGATACTAACCCATCAACACTTTTAAAATTAAAACCTTCTTTATTTTCATAGAATAAAAATCCAGCGGTTCCTTTTGCCTCTCCTGTATTTTCTCCTCCAGAATTTCCTCCAGAATTAAAAGATGGTACTGATTTTGGTCCCAACCAAGTTAAAACATGAAATGGTTTTTTAGTATTTCCAATAAAACTATAACTATTTCCAGTTTTTTCTATATTTGATGACTTATATTTTTTTGTTAATAAAACATTCTTTAAAATATCTTCAACACTATCGTTAATGTTTCCCGAATACTTTTTCTGACATCTAGCAGTTTCATTTGTTAATCCTTCTCTGGAAACTAAATGTAGTGTAATTATTTCCCTGTTTGTTTGTGGATTTATATTGGATACTTTAAACACATACATTGCATAATCTCCATCCAAATAAAAAGATCCTAGAGAGGTCTCAATTTCAACTGCAACCTTTTCTCCACCACGAAGTGGAAGTAAATTAAACAAAGTTGAACTGTTTGCTAATTGCATTTTCATAGTCACACATGGTGAAAGGATATCCTCAAAGTAATCAGCACTTAGCAATGAATTGGATACTTCAATTTTTTTTGAACCGTCCAATGATTCTATAATTATTGCCTTTATATTAAAAGTTGCTACTGAATTTGACATTATGACCCAGATAAATTAGTTAAAAGCATTGTTTTCATTAAACTATTTACCACTTCACCTGATGATGGTCCCGGAGATTTAATTATTTGTGTTCCTCCACCTCCAGAAATAATAACCGGAGCACTTCCACCCTCTCCAGAAGTTGGAAGTGCTATTGGCATAAGGACAACTGAACTCTGTCCTTGTTTATTATATGATGGATATGTATTTACATCTGGTGGTTTCAGTGATGGGGCTGGATTGATATATGCCTCAAATTGTGATCTTTGCTCTGGAGTCATCGAAAAAATATCAAGATCTTCTCCTCCTAAGGGAACTACTGGTTTTGCATTTTGCATCTTTGATATTTGCTGCATAATATAATTGCTATCCTGTCCTCTATAGTTCATAGAACCTTGGAAGTTTTCTGCGTTGCTATCACCAATGAATTTAGCACCAGGATAACTTTGCTTCAATGACTGGACTGATTGTTTATCTAAATGTGCGAATGGATTTTGATCTCCCTGACCTTTATATGTTTTCTTATCTACGGTGGCACCCATTTCTTTTGATGCCTTTTCTATTGCTGCTCCAATAGTTGCATAAGGACTTCCTTGCTGTTGTGATGGAGGAACAACAACTACTTTATATCCCTTTGCCTGTAAGTCTTTTATTGATCTTTTGATATTTTCTGCTGCTTTATTTGCATCGGTATCATTAGTACCTGCCATAAGAACTGCAGTTGTTCCTTCTGCCCCAGTTTTACCAGAAGCAGATGCTTTTGGTTTTACCTTAACATTTCCACCAAATCTAAAGTATTTGTCTGCATAAGGTGCGGAATCAATTGATCCTTTTCCTGGTGGTGCATACTCAAAGTGTAAATGGGGGCCAGTTGACCTTCCAGTGCTACCAACATAACCAATAACTGTTCCTGGTTCAATTGCTTGACCCGTTTTTACATTTGCAGGTTTATTTAAGTGTAGATATCTAGTCATTGAACCATCTGTGTGATTTATTTCAACAAAATTTCCACCACCATCAGACCATCCAGCATACTTTACCTTTCCTGGTTGAATTACACTAATTGGAGTTCCAGTTGGTTCACCATAATCGGTTCCGTAATGTTGTCTTCCCCATCTCCAACCATAACTACTTGTAATAATTGATTTACTTGGGAGTTTTCCCCCTGTTGCAGTCACATCTTGATATTCTCCAGTGCCTTCGGTTCCTGAAATTTCTGGCATTTGTTCTCCATATTCTAAAGGCATTCCCTCTTGACCAGATGCTGCTGCAGCAGCATTTACCATTGATGCAAATGAACCATGGACGAACTTTTCAAATTTTTTAATTGCATCCTCAAAACCTTCAGTTAATCCATCATAAGAACCTTTTGATGCTTCTGCTTTTTGTTTTGCTTCTTGTGTTTTTATTTTTTCTTCTTGTTTCTGTGCGAATGTCTTTTCTCCAGTTTCATATGCTCTATCACCCAACCATCCACCTGCCATTCCACCAACAGCACTTCCAATAACAAATCCAAGTCCAGGAATTGGAATAAGTGCCTGTCCTATTGCACCACCCAATAAACCACCAGCCAAACTACCACCTGCACCTGCTGCTGCTTTACCAACAGATTCTCCTTCCTTAAGACCAGTAGCAAAATCAAGTCCAGCAAAAACTGCATTCAGAATTCCAATAGAACGTAGTCCACCAAATTTTAATGTTGGTCCCTTAACAGTTGGTTTTGGTGGTTTACCTGCTGGTTTTTGGGGTTTACCTGATTTTCCCCCAGAAGGGAACATATTTCCCAAAAATCCAGCAACATCCATTGCACCGGATGCCAAACTGTTTAATAATCCACCAGGAGAACCAAAATTACTAGCAATGTTTAAATTTGCAAGTGCTTTTATCTTTCTTTTCTCTGGTAGTTTTAGTCTATCTAATTCTGCCTTTTCTGTAGCAATAAATGAAGAAAATGATTTAAACTCATTCACAAACCTAGGCAAAGATCTCTTTGACCTAGAATTTAGAGAGACAATATTATTTGCTACAGATATTAGTGGTGATGAGAGTGATTTTGCCATTATCCGTCAACAATATTATAGACTATTTTTGAATAAAGAACTAAGAAATTATCAGGATCTGAGGATGGTATATATGGAATCTGTGGACCCGAAGCACCAGGTCTTGTTGGTGCTGGAATTGGACCAGATTGTTTCTGTTGTCCTCCACCGGTATTACCACCAGAAAGATCTAACGGGAGAGTAGTAATTTTTGGTGCTTCTGTTTGTGATGGTGGTGGTTGAGAAACTGTCTGGGCTGCCAATTTTAATTCTTCTTTTTTCTGTGGTGATAACATCCATTCAGGAAGATCTTCTCCACCGACCCCTGGCCTTTCCTTTGCTTTTACATTTCCTCTTGCTTCTTTAAGGTTCTCGGCATAAAGTCTACCAGTTCTACCTAAAGATCCACCTTGTCCGTAATACTCACTCAATCCTGCCCATTCTTTTCCTAGAATTTTAAAATCAGCAGCAGTCAATTCTTTGCTTACATCAATTCCTCTTTTTTTCTTAGCAAGGTATAGAATCATTTGGTTTTGCAATTCTGGGGTGAACTTAACTTTATTTGGGTCCATCCCCATTGCACGGACGATTTGTTCTGGGTATAAGAATTGTCCTGCCCCAACAGCTGCCGACTTTCCTCCCTTCCATCTTCCTTTTCCTTCAGCCAAAAACTTTTCTTGAAGTTGTTTAACTTCCATTACTGTTTTTGTTGATAAATCTCCACCGTACTGACTTCCACCAAAGAATGTATTATAACCTTGCGATCCAGCAGTTCCTTCTGCTTCTCTTACTGTGGCAATAAATGCCTTTTCCTCTGGAGTATCTGCTGTTATATCTCCCGCATTAACTCCTCCAGAAGTTCCCGATTTCACACTTCCAGGAGATTTACCTCCACCTCTTTGTCCTCCTCCACCTTTTTGCGATGATTTGGATGACGCACTTCCCTGCGAACCAGATTTGGCACTTTCACCTCCTTTAACCATCTCATCAACTGCACTAGCAAATCTAGAGATTAGAGTAGAAAATGTATCTAATATTTGTCCTGGAATAGATTGTTCTGTTTGTACTGGTTCGACTTGATTCCTAGATCCTGCAAGTGCATTTATTGCTGCTCCTCCTGCTGCCAACCCACCAAGACCCAATCCAAGCATCCCCAATTTGCCCTTCATTCCTCTAGCACCTTTGGGAAGAGTTTGCTTCATCCCAGATTTTGGAACATTTACATCTATATTCAATCCAGAAGAACTTCCAGGTCCTGCTGTTGGAAGACTAGATAACTGATTGACTATTTTTATAATTGTACTTCTAATTAATTTTGCTACCTCAAAACTTTCGGTAAAAGATTCTTTTAGTGAAACTAAATTACTTCTTAAGGTATCAATATTTCTTCTATCACCAAAGAATTTTATAAAGTCAATTGCAGTTCGATATAACTGTATAAAATTGGTAAGGAGATTATTTGGTCTTGCTGAATCTATTTCACCTACCCTTTTTCTGTAATCTTCACTTATTTTTTCAACAATATTTGTTGTTTGTGTTTGTATTCTTTCTACTGTAGTTTGTAGTTGTGTTATTTGATTATTTTGTGTCTCTGTTCTTAACTGTTGTACTTCTCTTATTACTCCACCTTCTACCTGCTGTATCTTAGCATCAGTATTTTGATTAATTATATTTGTGGCACTTCGAATTGAATTGTCTACCTGATTTAAAATGTTCGAAGATATTGTATTTACGATTGAATTAATATCTGGTATTACTGGTTTTACTGCTGCCCTTTCAAAACCAACAATCTTATTTGCTGCATTTGATACCACTGAAGTACCAAGTGGACTTCCACCAGAAATAAAATTCTGAAAAGATTGAGTACTTGTTGGTCTATTTCCAACAATTGCTTGTGGATTAATAGCAGGACTAATTGCTGGCATTTGCTTGCTGTTGTTTCAGTTTTTCGTCTTCAATATGCTGTCTCAATAGTGCTAAGTAAATATCCCTTTCCCAGGGCATCATATTTTCAATCTCCGTCAAAGAATATTTATGGAACTGCATTAGGGCAAAATTAATTTTAAAATATGACTCAAGTTCCATATGAGCCATAATTAACCGAAAAAACTTGTTAGACCCTCCAATACCACAGTATTTTCTACTTTTGTTTTTGGATTAACTACCTTTATAGTATGTGAGAGTTTTGGCATGGTTTCAAAGAATTGCTCTATTTTTTTAAATTGTGATGAATTCATACTTTCAATAAATTCAATCAATTCTTTTTTAGTGCAATCTGATGCAGCCCAAGACTCATCATTACTGAATATTGCTTCTATGCAGGAAGAAATAATATCAAAAGATTTTTCGATATTTGACTCACTCTGAACAGTACTAAAATCAAAATTATTCTTGATAAATTGTTCTAATGAAGGGTATTTCATTCTTAGAACTAACTTGTCATCAAGTTTAATATCCTTCATATGTTCTGGATCTTTTTGTACCTTTACTTCATCAATATACACAGTAACAGGAACTTGAGTTTCTCCATCATCATAGCAAGTAACAATTAGATCAATACTTTCACCAACAGATTTTCCTCTAACATTCAGGAAAACATATTCAATATCAAAAGTTGGGAGTTCTTCAACCTTAATTCCTTTAGTTAAAATACACTCTTTCAATACTTGCTTAATTGCATTAGTGATTTGTTTTGTATCCTGACTTTCTAATGCAAGAATTAAAACCTTTTCCTCTTTTACTAAAAATGGTCTATATTTTATTGTTTTTCCTGTAGATGGCAATTCCAACTCATATGTTGGTGTAGAAATACTTGGTAATGGCATAATGTCCTATAAAATTCAGTTGAAAATATTTATGAGTACGTAAATAAATTTAAATTACCACCACTCTTTTCAGTGACATATCTAGTATAATTGAAAGTGATAGTACTTTTTGTTATTGTGCTTCCTTCGTATGAAACTGGAATCGCAGTAATATTAGTTGGAAATGCATCGATCATTCTATATGTCAATAATGGAGGAAATCCAACTTTATTCAGACCAACTCTAAAATTCCTTTCAAATTTTGTGATTGATATAATTCTCTTATATTTTTCTGGATATCTAAATCTAAAAAAGTTCTGAGAACCTTTGGCATTTCCTTGTCCAGAACTTGATGTATTAAGAAGTCCACTATCATCGTAAACTGGATTAATATAATTCATCCACTCTTCAAATAATCTAAGTATTCTATAATCATTATCAACATAAAATGTCATAGTAAAATCTGGATATATTCTTCTTGTTGGAAATCTTTCTATTACTCCTTGACGACTTCCAACTTCCTCTGCCATATCAAATGTAGCACCAGGTAGAGCAGCTTCAGCACAGAAAAAATCGTAATATGTATTTGAAGTAGGATCTAAAGTCAATCCAGCACTAGCAAGCCACCCCAAAAGATTTGAATCTTCACCTTGAGAATTATTCAAATGTAGAGATACTTTAAATTGACTTGAGACTGATAAATTTCCAAAAATATCTCTGGCACCTCTAAGATTATTAACACCATTTCCAGGAAGACCATTAGGTGTTGTAATTGTTGTATAAAGCGGTCCTATATTAGGAAGTCCACTTGGTTGATCTGCCATAGAATAAATATTTTTTAAGATATTATCTATACTATGTATGCCACATAAAGACGATTCTGGATATAGACAAGGAAAATTTAGACCATCAAAACCAGAAAAGTATAAAGGTGATCCAACAAATATAGTATATAGATCATCATATGAATTAAAATTTATGCAATATTGTGATCTTACTGAAAGTGTGAACGAATGGAGATCTGAAGAATTTTTTATACCGTATATTTCACCAATAGATAATAAAGTTCATCGTTATTTTCCTGATTTTTTTGTTAAATATAAAGACAAAAATGGTGTTGGTAGAACTTTAGTAGTTGAAATAAAACCACAAAAAGATTTAAATATGCCAGAACAAAACCCCAAAAGAAAAACCAAATCTTGGGCATATAAAGTAAAGACATGGGCAATAAATCAAGCAAAATGGAAAGCAGCAAAAGAATTTTGTGCAGATAGAAAGTGGGAATTTAGAATACTAACAGAAAAAGAATTAGGAATACCAGTAAAATGATCTCAGAAGAAATAAGAAAAAAAGCAGGAAAACGATTTTTTGGATCTAATTGGTGGACAAATCAATTAATGAATGAGCTTAGAAATTATCAATATAAAAATATTAGTGAATTAGATACTAATTTCATAGTTCCTGGTGATTTAGTATTTTTCTTATATTCTGCAAAATATCCTCAAAAATATGAATGGTGGGATCAACATCCACTATCCTATATAATTGAAGTAAATCCAAGAGAAGGAAGTTTTATAGGAGCAAATCTACATTACTTAAATCCACAATACAGGGGTGGAGTAGCAAAATCTCTAATAAATAAATCAGGTATTTCTAATGCACCGAAAAAGACATTACACAAATATCTTTTTTCTGGTGTAATGACTGAAATGTTTAAAGTCCCTAAAAATGATTGGGTTGGAGTTTCGTTATTGCCAACAGAGAAATTTGTAGATAAGAAAGGACAACCAGTATCCAAATATAAAGTCTGGGACGCACCATAATGGCAGAATTAACAGTAAAAGAAAATATATTAACCACAGATTCTAGGCTGCCAAATGCCCCATGCTTAGCATATGATTATAATTTAGTATATGATCCAGATACAGGGGAAAGTTATGTAGTAAGACAAGTTGGAACAGGAGGAAATATTACAAAACCATCAAAAAATTCACAGTGCGATTATATATTTTCTAATGGTGCATTCACGCAAGCAGCAATAGATACATTTGGTGAACAAAAATTAAATGAATTATTTTTAGATGTAAAATCCAATTTAAATAAAACCTATCAAATTGTTGGAGGATCTACCAAAGGAGCAATTAAACCATCATTTCTTGGAAATCAAACTTTTGATGTAGTTGGAACTCCTACAACATCCACCAATAGGCAATCTCAGACTAATTTACCAGCTGCGTCTACTTTAGGAACACCATCAGGAGCTTCTGGTAGTACTAGTACATCTACTAATGGTAGTAGTACAGTCAGTTCTTTATTTGGTGGACTTTCTACGATACCTGGATTAAGCACTTCCGCAAATGAAAAAAATAAGTATGGAAGTGGGTCGGAAAAATTATTGATATACCCAACAGATTTAATAACAACACAACAAGATACACTACATATAACAGAATACAATTATAAATCACCTTCTGGATCAGAATTACTTGGAGGAAATCCTGGAAACATTCTATCTGGACTAACAAAAACTAGCGCAACAAAAGAATTTTTGGGAACGGTAATTCTACCAATTCCAAATAATGTAGCAGATAATAATAGTGTTGCGTGGGGTGCAGATACAATGAATAATCTTACTGCTGCAGCAACAGCACAAGTAATGGGAAATCTTGCATTATCAGGGCTTGGTGCTGCAGCAGGACAAGGTATGCAAGCATTAACTGGTTTTAATCCAACTCCTCTCGCATTATTGGCTGCAACAGTAAAAGATGCTGATTTAAATGATCCAGCAATCAAAGCCCAATTGGAATCGGCATTAGGAAGTTTAATACTAAAAGCAGGACAGTTTGATGTTCCTCCTGAAACAATTTTGGCAAGAGGTCTTGGTGTCGTTCCAAACTCAAACTTAGAATTATTATTCCAAGGTCCAACATTAAGAGAATTTAGTTTTGGATGGAGACTATCCCCAAGAAGTGAAAATGAAGCAAAAACAGTAAGAAAAATTATAAGAGTTTTTAAGCAAGGAATGGCAGCACGAAAGCTCAATTCTGGGGCAAGTGCTGGAACATCTGCAGCACTTTTGGGTACTCCGAACGTATTCAAACTTGAATATAAAATGGGAAATTCATCAATTCCTGGATTAAATAAATTCAAATTATGTGCATTAACAAACTGTTCTGTAAGTTATGCTCCAGATGGACAATGGGCAGCATATGAAGATGGACAGCCAGTATCGGTTACATTAGGTCTGTCCTTTACGGAAATAGAACCAATATTCGAAGGTGATTATCAAGAAAATATAACAGGAGAGCTATCAGGAAAAGCCGATTTATCACCAATAACAGCAGACGATATAGGATATTGATATGGCATACTTCAGAGAACTACCAAATTTAAAATACATTTCAGTATTTAAAGATAGAAATCTTATCAATGAATATACTGATGCAAAAAATTTATTTAAACGACCAAAACTTCGTGAAGATATAAAGGAAATAATCACTGCTTTTGAATATTATCAAATAATTGGAGACGAAAGAGCAGATCAAATAGCAGAGAAATATTATAGCAATTCCGAATTGGATTGGATTGTTTTAATTACAAATAATATAACAAACACAAATGAGCAATGGCCACTAGATAATGACTCTTTATATAAGTATATGTTGGATAAATATGGTTCAGATGAGAAAATACAAGAGATCCATCACTACGAGACTATTGAATTTAAAGATGAATTTGGCAGAGTATTGATTGAAGGTGGAATACAAGTAGATCCATCAAAATCGGAAGTAATAGAAACAAATGAAACTGATACTGAATATCAATTGAGTTCTTTCCCAAATTCAAAAGCAAATGAAATTATTAGTGTAAACTTAAACCAAATGGTAAAAGTTTACAGCAGGGGAAATTCAATACCAACCGAATATTATATAACAACTATAAATGTAAATACCTCAACTTTAAATTATATAAAGAGAGATTCTAATACTCTTGGTGAAGTATCCATATTAAATAGCTTAGCAAATTGGCCAAATAGTTGGGGGGGAATACTAAAGATAAAAACGAATAGTGGAGAGGATGTAAATATAACTATAGAAGATGTTATTTTAGATAACAAAGTGAGAATACCAGAAAGACTATATGAAATTACAGGTATTTTTGTTAATGGTACTCTAAAACCCCTATTCAAATTTACTAACGAAATTCTATGACAAAACCATTTCCAGGATTAAAAATATTCATTGAATCTGATGGGCAAACATTAGAATTCTTAGATAAGGATGGAAATATACAAACAATAAAGAATAAAACAGTAGCAATAACAAATTATGAATATGAAACAAGAAAAAATGACGAAAAGAGAAAAATTCTTCTATTGAAGCCAGAATATATCGGAGTATTTGTTTCTGATACTAGAAACATAATGACATACTCAGAATCAAGTCAATATGTAGATAATAAAACTAAAAAAGTTTATAATCCGCGAACTATTGGCAAATAAAAAACCCGCAAAATCCTCATAAGAGAAAATTTTGCGGGAATTTTTTTCGACCCCTTTTTTATTTTAAAGGTCAATTTTGATTAGCAAGGGTAGTATTGAACTTCTTTGAATGTTCTAACATAAGGCTCAATTCTTCCATCACCAGAAATTACTTCTTCACGAAGAACTTCTCTTCTGCAATTACCATATACTCTTGGAGCATAGTACGAAGGAGCATAATAATATCCTCCTCTAAACGGTCTCCAAAACTGATTCCAAGTAATTGCCTCCACTGGGGAGGCAACGAAAATTGCAAGAAGAACAATCAGTGATTTCACGACTCAGCAAGTTTCTGGAAGTAAGAAAGAGCATCATCCTCATCTTCGTCATCACTATACTTAGAAGAAGGAACTTCTGCATCATCAAATGTAGATGAACGAGAGGACGAAGCAGTAGAAGTTTCACCACGACGCTCACGTTCCCACTCTTCCTCTTCGGCAACAACTTCTGGATCTTGGGTCTTAGGAACACCACGAAGACCAAGAGTGTAATCAAGACGCTTCTTCAGGTCTTCGTAAGACTTGAACTCTTTGGGATCGGTAAAGTCATTCAGGTTATTCAGAGACTTGTAGATACGTTCCAGTTCATCATCATCTCCATCAAGGAGAGGAGAAGGTGCTGCGAATTCAGACTTATCGTAGTTCCAATAACCATCTTTCTTGACAAGTTTCAGTTTGAAGTTAGCACCAGTCCAGAAATCAAAAGGATTGATGGGGGTTTCATCTTCAAACTCAGGTTGCATTGCAGCAAGAATTTTGTCATAGATTTTCTTGCCAAACTTATAGAGGAACACTTTGCCCTCATTATCGGGATTGGCAGGATCACGAACAACATAAATGTTTGCGTAATAGGAAAGTTTACGCTTCTGCTTACGTGCTTCTTCCTTATCACGGTCAGAACCAGAGTTCCACAGAACACGATTCTTTTCGCAAACAGGACATTGCTGACCAAGAGTGGTAAGGCAGTTGTCAATCAACCAACCACCAGGACCTTGGAATGCGTGAGACCATACTTGTGCCCAAGGTAGTTCACAACCTTCGGGGGCAGGGAGGAAACGGATAACTGCGGAACCTACACCGCTCTTATCCATTACAGGTTTCCAAAAACGGTCGTCATCTTTGGAACCACCATCATTCAGTTTTTCTACTTGTTTGATGAGTTTCTCGGTCAGGGAACCCATCTTGGATTGCTTTTTAAGATCAGCAAAAGACATTCGTATTCTCCGTATTAATTGTATTAGAAGTGTGTGCCGTATTGGTACGTATTAAGTCTAGCAGGAAGGAGGTCAGTCGTCAAGGGTTTTCTCAAGATACTCAATCTGAGATTCAAGAACTTTAAAAAATTCATCAACTGTCCCATTCTTACCCAACCCAAAAAGTTGAGCGGACTCAAGAATCCTCTCTTTCATTTCAACTGCTTCGGGATCATCAGAAAGAGACAACCTAAAAATAAACAGTTTTTGTTTTTCTAAAAACTGTCTCATTAATTCAAGATGTTCTTTCTTTCCATTTTTATCATAGAAAGAAAGATTCATAACTTGCTCAAAAAGTTTCTGTTGAATTTCATCAAGTTCCATTATAGATTCTCTGACTACTTCTGAATCAAAAAATCTACTCATAATACTATCTCCTTAAGAATTTGCTTGAATTTAGACTCATCAATATTTAGGAATGGTTTATATTTTTTAATTTTTAAACCTACGGTTTCCCACACTGGATCGGAAAGTTTTTTATCAAACTTTGAAGAGTAATTCAGTATAACATCCAGTATAACTAAAGTCTCCAATGAGACTGCTTTTTGTAAATATTTTTTAAGTAAGTCTGGATGCTGTCCGTTTTTACAATCAAACAAAGATTCAAAGTTGTCCTTTCTTATAAAAACTTCTGATTCAGTTTTAAACAAGTAAGATAAACTTTGAATCTTTTTTAACCAATCTGTATATACAGATTCTCCACCTCTAATAATTTCACCAATCCATAAATTTTGAGAATCACTACACTCTACAAAGTTAGCGACAAAATATGCTTTTATTTCATCATCTGTTTTTTGTCTAGACATTCTTTCAAAGAAATATCTATCTTTTCTCTTATGAAAAGAGTCCAGAGATGCTCTGGACTTTCCGCAATATTTAAAATAATCATAACTATCTTTTGTAAAGTGATTCTTTAATGCAAGATAGGTTTTATATGTTTCAAATGGGGTCACATTAAATATTTAAAATAGCACGACTTGTTTTCTTTAAGAAATTTAATTTTGTTGCCTCACACTTTATCTTTTCTTTCAACGGTTTTGATATTAATTTTGGAACCGTTTCAATTTCAATATTATTTTGTTCGCAATATTCTATAATTGCATCAATATAACTAATTTTTGAAATTTTTACAATATACTCTATGTCCTGTGCAAATTTTTGTGAACATAAAAATTTATCATTAATGATTGTTTTTACTTTACTTTCCATGTTACCCAACTCTACTTGAAACAAACTCTCTAATATATTGGGTGAGCAATTTGATGTATTTTTCTTTATTATACTCTTCATAGACAACGCATTCTCCATTTTCACATGCCATTATGATTACAAGTTTTTTGATGCTAATACCAGTCAGTTCGTAAAGCATACATCCATATGCCATACATTGAACAAAATAATGCTCAATCCATTCCACTGGTTTTGGTTTTTTGGACGTTTTAAAATCTATAATTGCAAGTTCCCCATTGTATTCTGCAATACAGTCAACTGTACCAGCAATACCCAATACTTTACTATAGAGAGAAGACTCTAAAGCATGAATATTATTTATATTATTTAATTTTGGTCTTGCAATTTTAAATAGATATTCTGATAAAGGTTGAACCTCTGGAAGATTTTCATTCTTTAACAGGTATTCAACTAGAGTATGCATATCAGTTCCACGACTAGTTGCTTGTCTAGTTATCTTATCTGCCTTCTCTTCTCCAATCTTTTTACGCCAATCTGCAAAAAACTGACGATTTTTATGGCTAGTAACAGAAGTAATTGAAACAAATCTGTGGACTTCATTTAGATCAGGTATTTTATAATACCTGACTCCATCAATAGTTTCTCTCTCTAACTTTGGTAAATCTAAGTTTACATGATTAAAAATGATCTCAGACATTCAACCCAGATTCCATTTTTGCAACGATATATTCCTTAACTAAACCAGAACGGACAATATCATCAATTCCAAATTCAATTATATCAAATGATGGCATTTTTTTCAAAATAGTCATAAAATCACTAATTCCATTTCTTTCATTTGTTTTGATTAAATCACTTTGTGTTGCATCTCCACAAAAAATAATTTTCGAATTCTCTCCAACACGAGTAATGATTGAATCTAATTCATGAAAGTTTAGATTCTGAAACTCATCAACAATAATAATTGAATTGTCAAGAGTAGTTCCTCTAACAAAAGATGTGCTCCAAAACTTAATTGTTTCTTGTTGCTTTAGATTGCCATAAAGCATTTCAAAATCGGTCTCAGTTGGAAGTTGGAACATATACTTAACCATGTTCTTATATGGTATTTGATATATGTCTGCTTTATCGTCATGGTCCCCAGGAAGAAAACCAATTTCTCTTGTAGCAACTAAAGAACGAACGATATAAATTTGCTCAAATGGAGTTATCTCATTAAGAACTTCTTTAATTGAATTATAAAGACTAATAAATGTTTTTCCAGTTCCAGCAGCACCATATGCCACTAGATGCTTTCCCTCAGAGTATGATTGGAATAACTTTTTTTGATTTTCTGTTAATGGTTCAATATCAATGAGAAGTTCTGCACTAATTGGCTTTCTTCTCTTCATTTGTCTAGCAGTCATCCCAACACCAATTGGGTGATTATCATTACTTCTTTTTCTTCTTGCCATTAATTTTTCCTCACAGTAGCACCGGGCATCTTAGATGCTCTAGTTAAAACTTCATTCCATCCTGGTTTTGATTTTGAAAGTTTGTCTTTCCATTCACCAACTTCGCCACTTCCTGGACAAGTTGCTGGGTCTGACCAATCTCTATCCCAATCAGGATTTTCTTTTTTCCACTGGTCCCATTCGTGAACACTCATCGTCACTTCTTTTTGTTCACCAGTTTCTTTATGAATAACGGGGTATGTTGCCATATGTTATGAAATAACGATAAAAATATTTATTCGATGGTAATGGATGGCGCATCAGAGCATTCTGGGCAATTCACTCTTTCCCAACCAAGTGCTTTAGCAATATCAGGGAACTGACAGATAAAGATGCAACGTGCTGCCTCTGCGATGTCCATATGCTCCTTCTGGGTGCCATGAGCAGATCGTAGATCAATATAATGGATCCATGACCTTACAGAGCCCTTCATATAAATCCTGGTGGGGGTTGCGAGTGGAAGCACAAACCTTGCACATTCCTTTGCAACTCCTTTCTCAAGCATTTTATCATAGAGACGTTGTGCTTCTTCAAAATGCTGCTCAATCATACCCTCAAACTTTTCTTTGGTGTGTTCATCCAAATCATTCGTTGAGTTCTGACGATTCTTTTCATCCTGCCTGCGAAGTTCAGGAACCTCAGGAAGATCAGTCAGAAGTTTTGTATCTGCATATCGTTGTGAAAATTCCTGAAATGTGAAGCTCCTATGACGAAGCACTTGTGCTGCGATACCACGAGTTGTATTAATTTCAAGGGTCATATCTGCTTGCTCAAAGATAGACCAATGATTTTGCTTAATGCAATACTTAAGAAGTCCGGCAGCAGTATCAAATTTAAGTTGATTACTGGGATTACTTACACGAGCAGTATAAGTAATCACTTCTTGTGCAGATTTTCCTGCAAGTTCTCCTGCTCCTTGAGTAACAGAAATCAGTTTAGCAATAGGTTTAGTCTGGGTATCCATCGTCATCTCCGTCATAAAAAACTTCATCGTAATCCATTATTGTTGGTTTTTCTAATTTTGGTCTTTTATAAGAATCCACATCAGAATAAATTTCTGATTTTAAAGAATCAACCAAAAGTTCTAGATTACGGACAATTAATTTGAGTTTGTCTTTGTCCATAAGAAAGGTACTTTCTCAAATCATTTTACATAAAAAAAGAGAGGAAGTCAATGTTTCCTCTCTAACTTTTTTTATTGTAAATTGGTTCTATACTTAGAATTTTTTCAAACCATTCTCGCAAATGCACTCTATAACAAGACCAATATTTGCATCCCCTATATGTTAGTTGATAACAAGCAGGTGGTCTGTTATCTTTATCCATATCATCCGAATGGTAGTGATAGTCCATCACTTATATAACCATTGGATATATGCTGATAGTAAAATTATTGTTAATCCAAGAGTAGCAGTAGATGAAACAATAAATTGGAGCATTATTTTGCTCCTACATTTGCAAGAAGTGCTTGATGACGACGTTGCTCTTTTTGCTTTTGTTCTTTAATAAGTTGAAGCACATTAAGTTTTTGCATCACTTGTGTCCCTCCTTAGTAAACTTAACACCACGATAGGTTTCATTATACTGTTGAGGTTGTTGCATCATTTGTTGTTGATACTCCAAACGTTTCTGGGTATCATATTCGATGCCACGATATACTACTTTAGCCATGAGGATTCCTCCAAAGAAATGAGATTTTTAGGTCCCGTTCCTTCGGGCGGTTTGCGTCCCATTGGGATGAACGTTCCGTTCCGCCGTCCTACTTGCGTCAGAGTTTTCTCTGATGAACGTAAGGTCATACTAGACCTATTGCAGTATATAGTCAAGTAGTTTTGTAAAGTTTGATACAATATTTACAAAACTACTTATTTTTCTTTTTATCCATCTGCATCACCTGATACAAAGGAGTCTTTTGAAACTTTTTAATTTTCTTATATTCTTTTATTACTTTTTTTAGTTCGTTTTGATTAATAGTCAATCCAAGTTTCTCTTCAAATTCTTTTTTTAATTCATCTCTAAAAATACTTTCAAAATTTTCACTCATTTTTTCTTTTTAGACTCCTTTACTTGAACACCCCAAAGTTTGGGATTTACTCTACCTTCACTTTGTTTAAAATTTTTTAAACCTTCTCTATATTTGTCCCAATAGTAATCAAAGATATCTATTCTTTTATTACAGATAACAATGTCATACTTTTTAACCCCATCATCTTCATAATCAACTAGATATGCAGTGTATGGTAAACTACGATCATTCGCAAGTTCTGGATCACAGTCCTGATGGAGAATTTTTAGCATTAACTCCTACCTCCCCAAGTAATATCAGGATATGCTTCCGCAACAATTTCTTTTGTAATTTTATACCTTTCTTGGAGTCTTTTATCTTTACATAAACAAATAATCTCTGCTTCCAAAGGATGCATACCCTCAAGAAGATTAATAAAAATATTTTCTCTTCGTAGAGAACTTAAAGAATCATTGCCACCTTTAATAAAATTATAAAACTTAGTGTACTCTGTTCTAATTGCTGTATGTTTTTGATCAGATGCTCCAATAGAATTAGAACTCAAATCCCCCATGGTATCAACTGCTTGCTGAATTCTTTCAGTCATAGTTGAAGTCTTAAAATCATTATCACCAAAATAAGGAACTTCACCTGGGGGAAGCATTGAAATCACACTTTCATCAAAGTTCCAAATAAAAATTGCCTTCAAAGAATCGTGTTCATATTCTCTGAGAATCTCTACTTTTTTTACATTACTTCTTTGTTTAGAAGCAAGTTGAAGTACTTCAAATGCAAATGGTTTTGGTGGCAACTTTACTGTTTTTGGTTCAGTCTTCGTCTTCGTCTTCGTCGTAGTCGTCATAGCTATTTTCAAATCGTACTGCTATTATTTCGTCTGGAATTACATTTCCATTATTATCGAACATTTCTGGATGAGTATATACTTGCAATTGCTGTGTACTATACACATGTTGTTTTGTTAGCCAACCAATCACTCCACCAACCAATAAAAATAAAAATGAAACCAAAGAAAAAATTGTGAGTTCTGCTGCTAACATTGTTCTTCCTCCGAGAGAGTTATTTCTACTTCACCGTAAAATTAAATTCTATTTTTATTTCTCTCTTAAGGAGAGAAACTGTTTTACAAAAACTAAAAATTTTTTTTTCATTAGTTTTTGGAATTTCTTTTTCCCTCCTATTTCGAAGCATTAGTTCAATACCACGATTTATTTCTGTAGTATTTGAATTATTTATAGGTGCCATTCAAATTAAATTATTTTCAGAAAGATACTTAACAGTATCTACACAACCACCTAACTTTGTTTCATCAACAATAACTTGTGGAAAAGTAGACCCCTCCCCAAACTCTGCATAAAACTCATCTTTAGTGAAGTCTTCATCCAATTCATATACTACATGTTCAAAATTTCTTTGTTCTAAAACTGCTTTTATTTTAGAACAAAATGGACATCCTTCTTTACTATAAACTGTAAATTTCATAACTGTATATCAAAAAACTTTATTTTTTCTTGGTTTATATCTATACAAATTTAATTCTTGTGTAAGTAATTGCCTTTGCCAATTGATTATAGCATTATATCTCTCTTCTGTAAAGAATTTTTGTCTAGTAAACCACTGCTCCCATTGTTCATGCCCCTTTGATCTATTGCATTTTACGCAACAACAGATCACATTAGTTATATGATCATTGCCACCCTTCATCTGTGGAATGATGTGGTCTATAGATAATTCTTCTGTTTTAGTTCCACAATAGGCACATGTATTATTCCATTTTTCTTTTATTGAATTCCTCCACATTTTTTTTGCTTCTGTTGGAGAGCAAGTGTGCATATGAAACAAAAAATCTTGAGGGGAATTTAGTATTTCCATAAAATACTTTCTTTTTTTTTATTTATTTTATAAAATAGTGTATAATTATATTTTTAAAGCAAATAATAATGCTATACGTAAAAGAGGACAAAAAAATATTTCACGTACATATCCCAAGGACTGGTGGTAGATATATTAAAGAAGTTTTAAGCAATAATGGATACAACAGATTTCATGATGATTATGATCAATCAATATATGGAATTAGTATAATGCATTTACATTATCCTCTATATGAAATGTTGGAGGATGTTAGTACATCCCAACACCTAGCAATAGTTAGAAATCCATTTGAAAGATTTGCATCTGCAGCCCATTGCATGATAAACGAGTGGTATTTAGAAATGGAAGATGATGTGTATTCTGCGTTAGAAACCGAAGATGGTTTAAATCAATTTATAGAGTATCACGCAATAACAAAAAGATATAATTCAAACTGGTTAAGACCACAGTATGAGTTTATATCAGAAAAAACAATAGTATATAAGTACGAAAATGGGTTGAGTAAACCCTTTATTGAATGGTTTAATGGACAATTCAATGACAATATTGAACACAAAGAATATTCATACTATGGAGATCCAGCAGAGTTAAAACCAAATAAGGTAAAAGAAAATAAAAAAATAGAATCCAACGTTATGAAATATTATAGTAAAGACTATGAAATTCTTGATTATTGATTATTATTTTTTGTTCTTTTGGAGCAAGCATCTCTAGACCAAGCACGACTCAAACTATTAACATAAGAACATGGTTTTCCTGATTTACCACAATAGGGACATTTAGCATTTGGGGGGTCTGCTATGTATCCTTCTGGTGTGTACATTCTTTTCTTTTTTTGATTCTCTGCTTGTTTTCTCTTTCGATAATTCATATTTCAATTACTTGAAGATCACTTTCTTCTAGTTTATAAATTTTTCGATCTTCAATTTTATAAGTTCCAGGAGGAAGTCCAATTTGTCCAGGCAATTGTTTATCAGTATGAGATGTAATATCTATTACTTGATCCAAAATATATTTTTGTTTTGAATAGATTCTATTATTTGGATCAAAAGAAACCAACATCATAGCATCTGTTTCATCTGAACACTGGCATATCACTCTTCCTGTTTTTGATTCAATCACAGACCAACTTTCAACTATCATAAGAAACCTTTTACGTTTTTTGATTTATTTTTATTATCTAAAACTTCAACATAAGATAATAAATCTTTCTTTGTATTTGTCCAAGTAAACATTAAATCATAATAATTTTCAAAAACTTGTTTATCACCATTTTTATAAACTAACTGATATGTATGTTTTTCATACAACTTGTCCGATGTTTGAGTAAAATTTTCCATACTTAAATTGGAACCCAATGATTTTTTCCCATTTTATTTTCTCCATAGAAATTTAATATATTTGGGGCAGAAATAATATCGAAAGCTATTGTGATTCTTGGTTGTTCATATTCCCAAGGCCAAGTTCTATGTTGATCATCTACACTTTTACTTAAAACTAATAAGTTATTTTCATTGATAACATCTATATTTTTATTTTCTTTTGTTATTCTATATGAAGTTTTACTTGGTTCAACATCAACACAATAATACCCATGCCAGCTATTGACTTCTGGTGGCCAGTGAGAGTGCCAATCGATAAAATCACCTTTTTTGTAAAAATTTAACCAAGATTGAATATAATATGATTCGTCAAGATCTTCCAAACTCAACTTATCATAAAACATTTTCTTTATATCGGAGTATAATTCATAAAATTCAGGAAATGGATACATGAGTAAATTATATTCTGCAAATATTTGATTAATCATGCTTGTCTGTCCATTACACTCTGCCCCACTTTTATTAAACTCAGTGTTAATAAATTCATACATTTTATATGCAGAATTTTTTATCTTACTAAGATTTAAACTTAGTTTTCTAGTATGAACATAATTTTCGTATATATTATCCATTTTTTTATTCTAAAAGTCCTTTAAGTAAATGAGTTGCCTCAGAAAATCTATCGACATAATGTATTAGTTTCATTTCTTCATTACTGAGAAATCCATTGTCAAGCATTTCATCTTCAATCCAATTCTTTAATGTTCTCCACATTCTACCAACACAGATGATTGGTTTTTTATCAATGTGATTAACCTGAACTAACTGATAAATCATTGCCATCTCAAGCACTGTTCCAATACCACCAGGAGTTACAATAAAAGCATCACATTCTGAGAACGTATGCAGTCTTGAATAAAATGTTTGATGCTTTTCATATTCTTGAACATACGGATTAACTCCCTCCTCAAATGGAAGATAAATTGCCTCAGCAACGGAGCATAAAGAGTTTCCCATACATGCACTCATTGCTCCCTTATTTGCCGCTTCCATAGTTCCTGGACCACCACCAGTAACTACAATCCAACCTTGTTCTGCAATATTTTTTCCTAGTTTTTCAACTGCTTGATAAAGTCCAGAATCAGGACTCGTTCTTGCGGATCCGAATACTGCTACCTTTTTCATCTTCTTTATTCGATGGCACTCTATATATCTGAGGCCAAGTATCTCTGATGATTTCTGCCAATTTATAAGGTGTTTCAGAACTAATCATAAAAAAAGGAGGGTTGCCCCTCCAAGTATATCACAGAGCATTGCCTCGGGGCAATACTTCCTCTGGGAACACAAAGTTCTCGTGAGGTTGATCTACTGGAGCCATCCAAGCACGTAGACCTTCATTCAGAAGAATGTTCTTGGTATAGAAGGTTTCAAACTCTGGATCCTCTGCTGCTCTAATCTCTTGAGATACAAAGTCATAAGCTCGAAGATTAAGGGCAAGACCAATAATCCCAATAGAACTAGTCCAGAGACCCATGACAGGGACGAAAAGCATAAAGAAATGCAACCAACGCTTATTAGAAAAAGCAATACCGAAGATTTGAGACCAGTAGCGGTTTGCAGTAACCATTGAATACGTTTCTTCCTCCTGTGTAGGTTCAAATGCTTTGAAAGTGTTTGATTGATCACTGTCTTCATAAAGTGTATTTTCTACAGTTGCTCCATGAATAGCACAGAGCAGAGCACCTCCTAGTATACCAGCAACTCCCATCATATGGAAAGGATTAAGAGTCCAGTTGTGGAAACCTTGAAGGAATAGAAGGAATCTGAAGATTGCTGCCACACCAAATGATGGAGCAAAGAACCAACTGGATTGACCCAGTGGATACATCAGGAATACTGAAACAAATACTGCAATTGGGCCAGAGAATGCGATTGCATTATAAGGACGGATACCTACCAGACGAGCAATCTCAAACTGGCGAAGCATGAATCCAATTAGAGCGAAAGATCCGTGGAGCGCCACAAAAGGCCAGAGTCCCCCAAGTTGGAACCACCTGACAATATCCCCTTGAGACTCAGGACCCCAAAGTAGAAGAAGAGAATGACCCATAGCATCTGCAGGCGTTGACACAGCTGCTGTGAGGAAATTAGCACCCTCAAGGTAAGAAGACGCCAACCCGTGGGTGTACCAGCTCGTAACAAACGTTGTGCCAGTAAGCCAGCCACCAAGGGCCAAATAAGCAGTGGGAAAAAGAAGTAATCCAGACCAACCCACAAAGACAAAGCGATCTCGTTTAAGCCAGTCATCCAAGACATCGAACCATCCTCGCTGTGAAATAGGTTGTGAAAGAGTAGATGAAGTCATAACCTCCTATATCATTTCTCATATTTATGTTAACATCTCTTAACAAAAGGGGCAATAAGTATTAGTGCTTATCCCCAATAAATCTGACCAAGAGTGAATAAAACAAACACAAGAACTGTGAATACCATAAGTCCTATACCTGCCCAGATTACCCAGGTAGGCATAGGTTCGTTTTGAGTATTATGAGACATAAAAAAAAGAGGGTTGTTATACCCTCTTAGTTATATTAGTTATTCAGTTGTTATCAACCAATAGCAGGAGCAGTTAGAGCAACGGGAGTTGACTCAGCAGCAGCAAGGTCCAGAGGGAAGTTGTGGGCGTTTCTCTCATGGGACACCTCCATCCCCAGATTTGCACGGTTAAGTACATCAGCCCAAGAGTTGATTACTTTACCTTCAGCAGAGAGAATACTCTGATTGAAATTCAGACCGTTGAGATTAAAAGCCATCGTAGAAACACCAAGAGCAGTGAACCAGATGCCAACAACAGGCCAAGCAGCAAGGAAGAAGTGCAGTGAACGTGAGTTATTGAACGATGCGTATTGGAAAATAAGACGACCGAAATAACCGTGTGCAGCTACGATGTTGTATGTTTCTTCTTCTTGTCCGAACTTGTATCCATAGTTCTGGGACTCATTTTCTGTCGTCTCACGT